CTGAAGGCACAAATCGATTTTCTTGTGCGTACTCATAACTTAGATTATCCTTTAAAGGAGTCTGCTGCGACATTGAAAACTGTATCATCACCACCAAAGTCTGAAAAGACCAAGGTGGTTGCACCACAAGTAACCCCTAATACTGATTCTAAGAAGAAGAAGAATAAGGGGAAGAAGAACAAGAAGAAGGTTCAAGCTGAGCCAGGACCTCAAAAGGAGGGACCAGATCCAACTCCGAAACCGCTGGAAGTACCGTCTGGGGACGATACAATCTTTGAGAATGAGATTGTTGACTTGCCGAGGAACCCGGCGTTGGAGAGGTTTTCGAATATGGAAAGTATTCCTTCGTTCACTGAAGAACAGATGAGAACGGAGTGGACCACCGAAGAGGCCATGGATTGCGTTGGGAAGATTCGAGACTGGTATACCACTGAAATGGAAATGCTGGTCTTCTTATTAGAACAGCGCAAGATAGCACAGCAGAACTTCATGTTCAAAGTAACTTCCTTGAGAGAGGCCTACGATAGTCGTATGAATAAATTTCGTATGAGCTTTAAAGAATCCGCGCAGGACGCGGGTTTTCGGACCCCTCCATCCTAGCGCCCGTCGCAGGTGGAGGGGTGCCAATCTGGACGGGAAGTGTGAAAATGGAGCGTAATGAAATGTATGATATAGCTAGTATGTATTTTGATGTAGATAGTCTTACCTCGGGGTTTGTGGCCCCGATAATAAAACCTGTTCGTGAGAAAGCAAGTTTGCTGAATCACGCTGTTAGGAACAGGTTAGTCAAAGAAAGACCGCTTTGTAAAGAGGCAGCTCGGATCTTAGCGGATCAATGTAAGTTAGCCAAGACGGAGTTACCGGCGGATTGGGATTCTGATGAAAACATTCTCCAGTGTATACTGGAGGTGGATAGGAGTTCTAGTCCGGGGTTTCCGTTCTTGATGTACGAACCAAACTCGAACAATGGAGACATTATCGACAAGTATGGAACTGAGTATCTCACCCGGAAGGTGAGGGAGTGTTTAGACTCTCCCAAGCAGCATGATACACGAGTATTCCTCAAGTGCGAACCACACAAGAAGAAGAAAGTGGATAATGACATGCAGCGGATAATTAGTTCTATCGGATTGATTGAACAGATAGCGGATAGATTGTTGTATAGGTGGCTAAAGGTCAACCTTGACGAATCTTATCCGTACATCCCTGTAGCTACAGGTTGGAGCGACAAGAATGGGAAGTTTGCAGAAATGCTTGAACTTTTTCCCCGTGAGAAAGAAATACTGGATCTTGATAAAGAGACCTGGGATGTTACGGTCACGGAGTTAACCTTAGTAATGTTACGC